ATGTGCGGGATTGCGGGATTTACGCGGCTGAGCGGGGTGTGGGACCGGGAGGTGGCCGGGCGCATCATCGAGGCCATACACCACCGGGGGCCGGACCAGCAGGGGATATACGAGGGCAGCGAAATCACGCTGTGCGCGGTGCGGCTGAAGATCATCGACCTGGCCGGCGGCGATCAGCCGATCGTAAGCGATGACGGCGGCACCGTGATTGTCTTCAACGGCGAGATATACAACCACAGGGAGATCCGGCGTGAGCTGGAGCGGCTGGGGCACCGGTTCCGATCGCAGTGTGACACCGAGACGGTGCTGCGGGCATTTATGGAGTGGGACACGGCATGCTTCGAGCGGATGCGAGGAATGTTCGGGGTGGCGCTGTGGTCGGAGGCCAGGAAGCGGCTGGTGCTGGCGCGCGACCGGATGGGGATCAAGCCGCTGTATTACTACCGCAGCGGCGACGATTTGTACTTTGGGAGCGAACTCAAGGCGATTCTGGAGCACAGCCACGTTCCGCGGCGGCTGGATGAGCGGGCGCTGGACCGGTTTCTTTCGGTCAACTACGTGCCGGGCGATCGGACGCTGATCGAAGGAATTCGAAAGGTGCCGCCGGGGCACCTGCTCGAATGGAGCCCGGGCAAGTGCCGGATAGAGCGATGGTGGGAGCTGCCGCGCGAGGGAGCGCGCCGGTATTCGCTGGAGGCGGCGAAGGAAGAGCTGGACGGGCTGCTGCGAGAGTCGGTGCGGGAACACCTGGTTTCCGATGTGCCGCTTGGAGTGTGGGCTTCGGGCGGAGTGGATTCGTCGACGATTCTGCATTACGCGGCGGAAGAGAGCGGGAGCCGGTTGAAGACATTCTCGATTTCCTTTCGCGGACGGAGTTTCGACGAGAGTTCGTATTTCCGCGAAGTGGCGGAAGTCTACGGGACGGATCACCACGAATTCGACCTGAATCCGGAGACTGAGCTCGAGAGCGCGATTGAGGATTTTGCGTATTACTCGGATGAGCCGAGCGCGGACGCGGGAGCGCTTCCGGTCTGGTTTCTCTCGCGGATGACCCGGCAGCACGTGACGGTGGCGCTATCGGGAGAAGGCGCGGATGAGCTGTTCGGCGGGTATGAAACGTACCAGGCGGACCGGCTGGCGAGGCCTCTGCGGTTGACGCCGCGGTGGCTGCGCCGCTGGGTGCATGGGGCACTAGAGCGATACGTGCCGGTGTCGGACGAGAAGATCGGGTTGGAGTACAAGCTGAAGCGCGGGATAGAGGGAAGCTGGCTGGATCCGGACGAGGCGCACTTCTTCTGGAACGGCACGTTTTCGAGCGAACAGCTCAAAGCGATCCGGCGCGGCGGCGGCGACAATGGACTGGCGGAACTGGCGCGGCGCGTGGCGACAGGCAATTGCGGCGTGGTGGAGCGATATCTGCGGGTGGACCAGAATTACTACCTGCCGGACGACATCCTGTACAAGACGGACCGCATGAGCATGGCGCACTCGCTGGAGGTGCGGCCGTCGATGCTCGACCACCGGATCGTGGAGTTCGCGGCGCGGCTGCCGGTGCGGTTGAAGATTCGCGATTGGCGGCAGAAATACGTGCTGAAGGAACTGATGCGCGGGAAGCTGCCGGAACGCGTACTCAACCGGAAGAAAGCCGGCTTCGACATACCGACGCACGACTGGTTCCGGCGGCCACTGCGGCGGCTGCTGATGGATACGCTGACGCCGGAAGCGGTCAAGGCGAGCGGCATTTTCCATGAGCGGGCGATTGAAGCGCTGATCCGCGATCACATGGAGAGGCGCATCAACGCGGGATACCATCTATGGGGCCTGCTGACGCTGTTCCTGTGGATGAAGCGATGGAAAGTGGAACTGCATAGGGCGACGGTGGCGGAGGCGGCGCTGGCGGGCGAGTAAGGGAAGAAAAGCCGAGATGACTCTCGGCTCAGCAGCCTGACAGGCCGCGCCACGCCTGCGGCTCCGATCACACTAAGTGGCGGGCGGGCGGCGGCGAGCCAAATCGTCTTCACCAATACAAGAAAAAGTTTCGTTCGTGAGTTTTCAATAAGTTGAGATGTAATTCGGGGCGGGTGTGCGATCGCTCCGATGATACATTCAAAACGGGAAGAGGGTTGCGCGGCTTCGCGAGTCAATCGCGGAGCCGATTTTTTTTGGACAAACAATGACTAGCAAGGTGAAGAGAAGCGCTAAGACGATTTCCAAGCCTTGTGAGGATTGCACCTATTATCAGGCGCTCAAACAGAAGCTCAAGGTTTCGGAAGTGCTCACGAGGGCCATCGCCAAATTCGAGGAGAGGATCACGGAGACCGATTTCAGCCCCTCGGTGGGTGACTATATCAAGCTCGTACAGATGAAGAAGGAGTTAGAGGAGGCAGCCGACGAGGCGAAGGAGATCAAAGTGACATGGGTCGAGCCAGTGACGTCCGACTCCGAGAGATAGCCTATGACCCATTGCCCTCCCAGAAATCCTTTCACGAACTGACAGCGCGTTTCAAGGGATTCTCAGGGCCGATCGGGAGCGGCAAGAGCCAGGCGCTTTGCCAGGAAGCGATCCGGCTGAGTTACTTGAATCCGAGGCGGATGGGACTGCTGGGGGCGCCGACCTACCAGATGTTACGGGACGCGACGCAGGCGACGCTGTTCGAGATATTAGACAGCAACCGAATTCCGTACGAGCACAACAAGGCGGAGAACACGCTGCGGATGAAGGACACGGGATCGCGGATTGTGTTCCGGCCGGTGGATGAATTCGAACGGCTGCGCGGAACCAACCTAGCGTGGTTCGGACTAGATGAGCTGACATACACACCGGAGGCGGCGTGGCTGCGGCTGGAGGGCCGATTGCGGGACCCGAAAGCGCAGCGACTGTGCGGCTTCGCGGTGTGGACGCCGAAAGGTTACGACTGGGTGTTCCGGAAATTCGTGGAGGGACCCAGCAAGGGGTACGGGGTTGTGGTGGCGCAACCCTACGAGAATCGGTTCCTGCTGGCGAGGGTGCCCGATTTCTATGACCGGCTGCAGGAGAGTTACGACGAGCGGTTCTTCCGGCAGGAAGTGCTGGGCGCGTACCTGAGCCTGAGCGGAAGCACGGTATACAGCTCGTTCGCGCGGGCTGAGAACCTGAAGGACCTGGGCCGCGACCAGAGGCTGCCACTGCTGTGGGCGTTGGACTTCAACGTGGATCCGATGAGCTCGCTGGTGGTGCAGATGGTGGACGGCAAGGTGCTAGTGCTGGATGAAATCGTGGTGCGAAACGGGACGACGATGGACGCCAGCGAGGAATTCCTAAAGCGGTATCCGGACCATTGGGCGGGCGTTCACATTTATGGAGACGCGTCGGGAAACCAGCGGCAAACGACGGGGGCGACGGACTACGAAATGATCCGCGAATACTTTCAGGTGCACTCGGGGATGACGCTTCAGTACCGCGTTCCGAGGGCGAACCCGAGCGTGCGGGAACGGATCAATTTGACGAATGCGAAGTTGCGATCGGCGACGGGAGACGTCGGGTTGCTGGTGGACCCGAAGTGCAAGGAACTGATCAAGGATTTGGAGCAGGTGACCTACAAGGCCGATTCGAACACGATCGACAAAGACCGGGACCGAATGAGGACGCACCTATCGGACGCGTTGGGATACCTGTTGTGGCAGGAATGCAGAATGCTTCCCAGAATCGGGGAGCGGCGGGAGCGATTGTTCTAATCATGGAGACGATCAACCGGGAGCATCCGGAATACATCGCGCGCAAGGCGACGTGGAGACGCTACAAGGACCTGTACTTGGGCGGCGAACAGTTGCGGGCACGCGCCGCGGAGTACCTGCTGCGGCGGAATAAAGAACCAGGCGAGATCTACCAGGAGCGGCTGAGCCGGGTGTTTTACCAAAACTACATCGGATCGATCGTGGACTGGTACGCGTCGACGCTGATGCATCGCGAGCCGGCGCTGATGCTGGAAGGGACCGACGCCGGGGCAAAGAACTTCTACAGCCTGCTGGCGAACGACTGCGACCTGAAGGGCACCAGCCTAAGCGAGTTCTTCCGCAAACGATTCGTGGAAGCGCTGGTATACGGCTCGAGCTACCTGGTGGTGGACTTTCCGCGCACGTCGGGGCCGGCGCTAACGCGGGCGGAAGAAGACGCCGCGGGGACGTCGCGAGCGTACCTGGCGGACTACGGCGCGGACGAAGTCATCAACTGGAACTACGACCCGCACGGGGGGATGGACTGGGCGGTAATCCGGACGTCATGTCTCCAGCAATCGAAGGTGACGGACGCGAGGTGGGAACAGGAAACGCGCTGGATCTACTACGACCGGGAGAATTATCAAATTTACCGGAAGGCGGGCGAGGGGCAGCCGATCGAGAGAATCGACGAGGGGCGGCACGCGCTGGCCTCGCTGGGCCGGGTGCCGCTATTTCAGATGCGGGTGACCGAGGGACTGTGGCTGATGAACAGAGCCGCGCTGCTGCAACTGGAACACTTCAACAAGTCGAATGCGCTGGGGTGGGCGCTGACGATGGGGCTGTTCGCAATGCCGGTGGTCTATTCGGAACGCGAGTGGAACCAGATGGTGGGCGAGTCGTATTACATACAACTTGGACCGGAGGACCGGTTTGGGTGGGCGGAGCCGGAGGGAAAAGTCTACCAGATCGCGGCGGACAACCTGGTGCAAATGAAGGATGAAATCTACCGGGTGTGTTACCTGAACAACCAAGCGATGGGAGGAGCGTCGAGCTCGGCCAATCAATCGGCGCTGGGCAAACAACTGGACTTCGCGACCACCGCCGAAGTGCTGGGGGCGTATGGGACAACGGTGCGGGAAAGCATGAAGCAGGTGCTGTGGGCGGTGGCGGGGGCGCGGCAGGACGAAGTCTCGATCGACATTGCGGGAATGGACGAATTCGACATCAACGCCTTCAGCACGGAGTTGGACGAGGCCCAAAAGCTGCTGAACCTGGGAATCCACTCCCCCACCCTGACCAAGCAGATCTACAAGCGGCTGGCATTCCAATACCTGGCCGATGCAAAGCAGGAAGTGAAGAGCCGGGTGGCGGAAGAGATCGAAGAGGCGGCGGAGTAGGGTGGCGGGAGGCGCGGGCGGACTTCCTCGGTCGCGCAAGGATGGCGGCAGGGGGAGCAATTTGCGAGGGAGTTCGGGGATAGGGGTATATGGAAGAAATCGACGTACAAGCGGTGGTGCGGCAGGCGATCCAGGAATTTGTGAACAACGAACAGGCCAAGGCCGAGCCGGCGCACAAGGCGGAGTTGCAGGAAGAGCGACGGCGGCGGGAACAACTGGAGCGCCGCGTCAACGAGCTGGTGGAGGAGAACAAACGGAGCCGGAAAGTGGCGGAGGAGGCGGAGCGCGCATCGGCAGTGCGGGCGGAACTGCAGCGTCTGGGTGTGGCGAAGGTGGAGCTAGCCTTCAAAGCGGTGCAGGACGAGATCGTGCGGAGCGAGGACGGGAGGCTGGTAGCGCGGGTCGAGAGCGGCGAGCTGCCGGTTCGCGAGTATCTGGCGGCGTTCGTGAAAGAAAATCCGGAATTTCTGCCGGCGCGCATACCCGGGGGAAGCGGAATGGCAGGGATGCTGAAGAGTCCGGCGGGCGGAGGCGAGGCGGTGACGATCGACCGAATCCGGCCGGGCATGAGCGCGGAAGACATGCGGCGGGTACGAGAAGAAATCGTGCGCGTGGCGTCGCAGACCTTAAAAGGTCTGTAGTTATAACCCGGCCCGCGGGCCGGCAAGTACAAACCAAGGAGAAAGAATGGGAGCAATTACAAATAGCAACGTCGCAAGCGCGATTGTGAAGCTGGTGGCGGCGGACGCTTTGCCGGTGCTGGTCGGAAACCTGGTGATGGGCAACCTGGTGAATCGCGATTACGAGCCGGTGCTGGCAAATGCCGGCGATACGGTGAACGTGCCGATACCGCCGACGATGGTAGCCAACAACATCGCGGCCGGCGGCACGGTGACGCCGCAGAATCCGAGCCTGGGCAATGCGCAGATCGTGCTGAACACGCACGCGGAAGCGACGTTCCAGATTCCGGACGTGACGAAGATACTGGCGGTGCCGGACCTGCTGAAGATTTACATGCAGCCGGCAGTGGCGGCGATCGCGCAGAGCATCGAAACCAGCCTGCTGAACCTGTACGCGGGGTTCACGACCAACACGCCGGTTGGGACACCGGGCACTGCGCTGACGGAAGCCACGGTGGACGCGGCGGAAACGGCGCTGTTCCTGGCCAAGGTGCCGCCCAGCGAGCAGAAGTACATCGTAGTGGACTCGGCGGCCTACTCGGCCTGGCGGCAGATTCCGCTGTTCGAGGAATTCCAGACGGCGGGCGCGGCCGGGCTGGCGGCATTGATTGACGGGACGATCGGCAAGTACAAAGACTTCTACATCTTCCGTTCGCAGTTCGTGCCGAAGACGGGGAGCACACCGGTGAACACGCACAACCTGGCGTTCTCGCGGGATGCGATTGGCCTGGTGGTTCGCCGGCTGCCGCAACCTCTTCCGGGGACGGGAGCGATTGCGGAGTACGCCGAGCTGGGCAACTTTGGCATGCGCGTGATCATGAGTTACCAGCCGAACACCTTGGCGCAGCAGTTCACAGTGGACGTGCTGTACGGATGCGGCGTGCTGCGCAACGCATGCGGCGTGCAGGTGAACACCTAACGAAGCGGAGCCGCGAAGCGGGCCGGCGGCCGAAGTAACAGAGCGGCCGGCCCGCAATGAGATGCGAGGAGAGCGGGATGGATCTGAGACTGTACTACCAGAAGATACGGGACACGGAAGCGAAGATCGCCGACGCATTTCCGGTGGTGGAGAGCTGCGAAACGCCGGACGGCGGGACCTCGGGCAGACTGACCGAAGTGACGCCAGCTTTGGCCGCGAAGCTGATTGTGGAAGGGGCGGCGCGGCTGGCGACGGAAGCGGACGCGGCGGCGTTTCACGATGAGCGCGCCAAAGCCAAGCAAGCGGCGGACGAGGCCCTGGCGGCGGCCAAGGTGCAAATGACGTTCCTGCCAATGGCGGAATGGAACAGAATCCAGGGCGCGGGGAAGCGCGCCAAGAACCAGGCATAAGGGCATGGCATTATTCACAGACGGACCTCCTTCCAGCATCGAAAGCCTGGCGGGGCTGGACTCGCAGTTACTCAGTGTGGCCAGCACCGAGGGGATCGATGTGAGGCGCAAGCTGGAACTGGCCCACGAAGAAATCGGTCTGGACCTGGATGCGTTGCTGAAGAGGCTGCGCTCGGCCGATCGCCTGATGTGGGCGGCGGTGAAGCCGAGCCTGGAAAACGTGATCGTAACTACGGCACTCAAACTGTGGTTCGCCTTTCGAACGCTGGAGCTGGTATATAGCGACGCGTACAACAGCCAACTGAACGACCGGTACATGGGCAAGCGCGACCAGTTCCACCAGATGGCTGTCTCGCATCGCGAGCGGCTGATGGAGGCTGGAGCCGGGATGGCGTCGATACCGGTGCCGCGGGCGATGACGCCGGCGCTGGCGGCGGCGCCTGGGAGTTTGCCGGACAACATCTATTATGTGACTGCGGCGTGGGTGAACCGGGTAACCGAAGAAGGGGCGAGCGCGATTCCGGCGGCGATTACGACAGCGTCCAGCTCGTTTTCGGCGCAAATCGGGCCGGCGCCGGCGAATGCCACCGGTTGGAACGTGTACGTTGGCATGGATCCGGACAGCACAGCGCTGCAGAACAGCTCGCCGCTCGAGATCGGGGCGGCCTGGGTGCAGCCGGTGTGGATCACCGCGACGGGACGCAAGCCGGGATGCGGACAAGCTCCAAGCTATGTGCAGGCGCTGACGCGGATCTTACAGAGGGGCTGATGCCGACAACGATAGGAAACACTGTGACGGCCAAGACCATACAGTTGCTGACGGGGCCCAGCGGCGTGAATCTCAACCTGGAGGCCCTGGCGCTGAGCGGCGAGACAGCGGTGGCGCCACTGGGGACGGCGCAGATACTCGCCGAAAACGTGGCGCTCGAATTGGTGGAGCGGGCGACCGCCGTGCACTACCCGGCGGTGAACGTCTACTGCGAGAAAATCGCGAACCAACTGGTGGAGAAGTTCCGGACGTTTTCGGGGATCTCCCAGATGGCGATTGAAGTGCGGCACTCACAGGACCGGTTAGAAGGGTTGCAAGACACGGTTGAGCTATACGCAAGCGCCGTGATGCAGACGCTAGATGCCAACCGGGGAGACTGGGGTGGCGGGATGTACTATGCGGGCGGGTATCAGGTTACGTTCGGAGCCGTCAAGAGCGGGGGAATCAACTTCGTGCAGACGGCCAAGGTGACATTCGAGATTGGAGTGAGCATTAACTAAGATGGCTTCTTACATTTCCTCAAACGCAAACCGCTTCTACGCGGCGCTGGAAAGCGCGTACGGCAGCGTGGCGGCGATCGCGGCAAGCAACCGGATACCGGCGCTCAAGCTGACCGTGCAGCAGCAGCTCGAGGTCACCAACCGGAAAGACAAGACGGGAAGCCGGACGTTTCCCGGCCTGCCGGCGGGCGGGCGGCGCCGCACGAACTTCGAATTGCAGACGTACATGACGAGTTGGCAGTCCGCAGCGGGCGGTCCGGCGTACGGGCCGTTGTTTCAGGCGGCATTGGGCGCGGCGCCACTGGTTTTCAATGGCGGGATGGTGGCATCGTGCTCGAACACGACGCTGGCTTTCGCGGCGCCTCACGGACTGAACGTAAGCCAGGCAGTCTCAAGCGGCGGCGAGATACGGTTTGTGACGGTGATTGTGGACGCCAACACGGTCGAGATCAACGCGCCGTTCACCGCGGCGCCGGCGAGCGGGACTACGATCGGCGCGGCTGTGACCTACCAACCGGCGACGGAGTTGCCGAGCGCCAGCGTGTTCGATTACTGGGATCCGGCGAGCGCGGTGCAAAGAATCCTGAGCGGCGCCGCGGTGGATCAGATGGAGATCCAAATCGACGGCGATTTTCACGAGTTCCATTTCAGCGGCATGGCGCAGGATGTGCTGGACAGCGCAAGCTTCACGGCGGGTCAGGGCAATTTGACGAGCTATCCGGCGGAGCCGGGGATCGGCGCATTCGACTACTCAATCGTGCCGGGCAACCTAGGTGAGGCGTGGTTGGGAACTACACCAGCGCAATTCTTCACGGTGACGGAAGCGGCGGTTGTGCTGAAGAACGGGTTGGACACGCGGTCGCGGGAATTTGGTTTCAGCCTTCCGCAAGCGATCTCACCGGGACAAAGAACCGTGCAGGCGTCGATCGGACTTTACAGCCAGACCGACAGCGCAACACCAGCGTTGTACCAGGCGGCGCGGCAGCAGACGCCGATCAGCGTGATGTTCCAACTCGGCCAGATGCAGGGCCAGGTGATGGGCGTGTACCTGCAGAGCGTAATCCCCGAGGTTCCGCAATTTGACGACAGCGCGAACCGATTGCAATGGGTGTTCAAGCCATCGCGGGCACAAGGCACGGTGGACAACGAAATCGCGGTCGCGTTTGGATAGGCATGACATACGAGAGCGTGAAGGAAGTGGAGTCGAAGATAGCGCCTGGGGTCAGGTTCCGCATCGCGCGAATGTCTTTTGCGCGGCGCGTGGACCTGATGCGGCAGGTTCGGGAACTGGCGCGGCGCATGGAGTTTCTGGAGGCGGGCCGGGAGCCGGGCGAAACAATGGACTCGACGCTGATTCAGGTCGAGGTCAACCGGCTGTACCTGATGTGGGGCCTGATAGAGGTTGCCGGCCTGGAAGTGGATGGGGCAGCGGCGACTCCAGCGTCGTTGGCGGAAAGCGGGCCCGAAGACCTGTTTCGGGAAGCGCTGGCAGCCGTTAAAGCCGAGACGGGCCTGAGCGGGGCAGAGCGAAAAAACTGATTGTCGCCTTCCATTTTCAATTCTCCAACCAGGCCGGGTGGAGGTGCGACGTTTGCCGGAAGTCCGGCCTGGAGGCGAAGCGCAGGTGCGGCTGGCTGCTGGCGGTGGCTGACGGGGCCGGGCCACCGGTGTGGGCGCGCAGAGGTGTGAGACTGGGGACGTGTCCCAGGTCGCTGATTACCGCCGAGAGCCAAACGACGGTGGAAGAATTCTTCATTCGAAGGCGGTTGGGCCTGATGAACGAAGAACAGCTCACGGCGCGACAGGTAGAAGCGTTCGCCATACTGGAAAAGGAACTCGCAGCGGAAATCAAGTATGAGCAGCACAACGCAAGAGCAGCTTCTTAGATTCTTTAGGGAGGCCGGCGGAACGGACGTTTCGGAGACGCCGGCCGCGAACCAGGTCGCCGAATCGAGCAACGGCCCGCTGGCGGAAGCCGCTGCGGGCGCGGTACTCGGGCCGGCGAGCGACGCTGCAGACGGCCAGGGTTACGCAGCGACTCCGGTGGGCACGAGCAGCGAGGGCGGCGCTGAGAGCGCGCAAAGCACAGGCGGGACTGGGAGCATGATCGAATCCGCGCTGACGACATTCCTGGAAGGCGGGCTTGGGATTGTTCCGCTGGTGAGCGGCCTGATTGGATTGTTCGACGGAGGTAGCTCGGCTCCTCCTCAGCTCGAGAAATACCAGAAGCCCTCTTCCATCGATTTTGTGAGCGCGAACACGCCGAACGGACTGGCGGCGGCGGACTACGACCAGTTGGGCATGCCGCGGCTAGCCGATACGGCGGTACCGACCTCGACCGCGGGGAGTTCCTCGGCGGCCAGCGGCTCTTCAACCGAAGGGACTGCAAGCAGCGCCGGGCCGAGCGCAACCGTCACGCCGCAAATGACGCTGAACATTCAGGCGATGGATGCGCAATCGATTCTGGACCGCAGCAGCGACATCGCGCAGGCAGTACGCAGCGCGATGTTGAACATGAGCTCAATCAACGATGTAATTAGCGATCTGTGACATGGCATCATTCCCAACCCTTAAAACCAGCGCCGTCGCGCAGTATCCGGCGACCAAGGTGGTGGCGTTCCAGAACCAGGTGGTGCGGTTCGTCGATGGCACCGAGCAGCGATATCGGGATAGCGCCGGACCGCTACACCATTGGGTGATCCGCCTGAACGAGCTCGACGAGACGGAAATGGCCACGCTGGAGCAATTCCTGGAATCGAACCAGGGTAGCTTCGGCAGCTTTTCCTTCACGGACCCATGGGACAACCAGACTTACAGTAATTGCAGCTTCGCCTCCGACGCCATGGACCTGACTTCGGTGGAAGAGATGCGCGGTAAAGCCTCCGTGACGGTGAAAGAAAACCGGGCGTAACCATGAGTGTCTATCCGCAGTTAGTATCCGGGGTGACGAGTCAGTTTCCAATTGTGAAGCAACGGAGACCGCGGACCGTTGTGAATGCGGCGGCAGACGGAAGCTCGATCAAGCTGGCGGACCCGGCAGGTGAGACCGTTGGGTGGCAACTGCAGTACGCCAACCTCAGCGACACGGAGTTGGCTGCGCTGCAGCAGTTCTTCACTGAAATGGAAGGATCGCTGAACAGCTTTACGTTCCTCGACCCAGCGGCGAATCTGCTCGCGTGGAGCGAGGATCTGACGAACGCGGTGTGGCAGGCGGCGCCATTTCTAACTCTATCGGGCGGCGTGGCGGACCCGCTAGGCGGCAGCAACGCGTGGCAATTGGCAAACTCCGGCGAGGGGCCGCAGGCGCTGACGCAGACGCTGAACGCGCCGGCCAGCTACACGTACTGCTTCAGCGTATACGCGTTCAGCAGCCAGCCGGTGACGATCCAGTTGCAGCTTGGGAGAAACTCGGCGCAGGCCGCGCTGAATTCCCGGTGGGGCCGCGTTCAGATTGCCGGCACGGGCGACGCTACGGCAAGCTCGGTCGAATTCGGGATCGAACTGCCGGCGGGCGCTACCGTGACCGTGTTCGGACCGCAGGTGGAAGCGCAGCCGTCGCCGTCCGCCTACAAGACCGGAACGACGGGCGGGGTTTATGCGAACGCGCGATTCCGCGATGACGCGCTCACACTTACATCCACCGACGTGAACCACCACTCCGCAACGGTGAACATATTCTATGCAAACAGTCTCTGAGTTGAAGGTGGGTGCGATCACCGACACACCGCTAGTGATATTCGACTGTGCACTGCCGAACGGAAACACCGAACACTGGTGCACTCACGGCATCACAATTGGGACGACGGCTTATGCCGCCCGCGTGTTGCAGCATAGTGCGTTCGATATTCAAACCGCCTCGGACCAGGGCGTCGACGGAAGCCCGACGATTACCCTGCTGCTGGCCAACGCGGACTCATACTTCTCGGAGATCGAACGGAGCACGGGGTTCCGGGGCGCGACGATCACGGCCAGCTTCGTGTTTTACGATTTACCCAACAACGCACCGCTGACGGACGCCGTAGTTGTATTCCAGGGGATCTGTAACCCTCCGAACCAGATCAAAGAAGCGACGCTTCGCGTGACGGCAACGAACCGGATGAGTTTGCAGCGGGTGTATCTGCCCGAAATACGGATTCAGCGTTTGTGCCCCTGGACGTTCCCGTCAACGCCCGCTCAACAACAGGAAGCCATTGACGGGGGTGCAGAGGGCAGCTATTCCCTTTACTACCCGTGCGGTTACTCGGCCGGTCTTCCGGGAGGCCGCGGGAACCTGAATAACGGCGCTCCATTTACATCGTGCGGGTACGCCTCGACAGACTGCCAAGCTCGCGGAATGTTCACGCGGTTTGGCGGAATTGAGTACGTTCCGCCCGTAATCACGGTGCGAGGCTACGGCAAGGACTGGACCAGTTCCGCCGTGGCGGTGAACCAGGCGCGTTACAACGACTATGTACCGATGGTGTACGGAACGGCCTGGTACTATCCGCCGGTCGTATTCGCACGCAACGACGGAAACCTGACTCGAATGGAGGTGCTGTTAGGAGTCGGGGTGATGCAAGGGGTTTTGGCCGTGCTGGTGAACGGTTACCAGATACCGCTTGGTGTGAGCGGGCAGAACATGACCGGCACCGGATGGTACAACATTCCCACGTTGGGGACGCGAGACGGCGCATTCGATCTGAATTTCTTGAACTCTAATGGCCAGCCGGCGGGAGATCCATACGGTGGCATGGCCTACCTGTCGGTGGTGGTGCCGAATCAAATCAGCGACGGCAACTCGTTACCTTCGGTGCAGGTGCTGGCGCAAGGGCTGATAGTTCCCACATATGACGCTCAAGGAAACCAGCTCAGCCAAGAATTCACCAGCAACCCCGTTTGGATTCTGCACGACATGCTGCGACGTAGCGGTTGGCGGGAGTCCGAGATCGACTACTCGACACTGGCGCCAGCGGCGGCGTATTGCGATGAGCTAATCAACTCAACGGACTTGAACGGCAACCCGATCACCATCTCCCGATTCGGATGCAACCTGGTGCTGCAGAACAGGCGCAGCGCAGGAGATGTGATCCGCGGAATTCGCAACGCGTCGCGGCTGTATCTGACTTACGGCTCCGGGGGCGTGTTGCAGATCAATGTTGAGAACTCGATTGCGTTGCAGCAGCCGGCGCAGAATCCGTGGTCCAACTGCACCGAATCGCTGAACGGAGGATGGCCAGCTTACGAGTTCGGTGACGGAACCACGGGCGAATCGGGACTCCTGCGGAAAGCGACTGGAGAGCCGACGGTCGTGGTTTCGTCGCGCAGCATCGGGGATACGCCGAACTCACTAAGCATAGACTTTCAAGATGCCCTGAATAGCTACCAGCAGGATAGTTACACGGTCGTAGAGCCGGACGACGTGATCCTGACAGGCCAACAGGTGACGGCCACGCTGATGGCCGTTGGACTACCCAATTATGACCAGGCAGCTCGACTCCTTAAATTCAACCTCGATAAATCGCTGTTAGGCAATACTTATATTCAGTTTGAGACCAGCATCATGGCGTTCGGGATCAGACCCGGAGACCTCATTACGGTCACCTACCAGAAGGAGGGCTTCAGCCGGCAGCCATTTCGGGTCTCCAAAATAACTCCATCGACTAACTACAGAACGGCAGTGATCACGGCGCAGATCCATGACGATGCGTGGTATCTCGATTCAAACGGTCAAGACAGCTCGGCGGCGGGAGCGAACCAGCAGGCAACAGCCACCATTGGAGTCCCGCGGCCGCTATTGGGCAGCGTGGTGGATGCGAACGGGCTAGTGGAGTTTGGCATTGCCGAGACGAACACGACGAGCAGCGACGGGACGATTCAGGCGAGCCTGGGGGTGAGCTTTGTTACGCCAGCGGCCACAATCGCCGCGGGACCTGGCGTGCCATTGGTCAGCCTGGCCGCGACGATTGGAACAGGCGGCACGCTTGCGGCAAACCAGGTCTTGTACTACGCGGTCTCCGGCGTGGACGCGTCGGGAGACGAAGGCCCGCTTTCGTTTATTGTAACGGCGGCGATTGCGAGCGATGGATCTTCGGTGACGCTATCGGGGCTCAGTTTTACTCCGGGCAGCAGCACGTTCAATGTTTACCGGGGGACGACGCCGGCCGATTTGTTGCGGATCGCTTCGAGCCAGACGATTGGGACGAGCTTCACAGATACCGGCGCGAAGCCGCAATTGATTGCGCCGCCGGATCCGAATTTCGACCATGCCAATTTCTACTGGCGCATGGAACTTCAGCCCGAGATGACGGCTAGTATTTTCTCGCCGACGACGGTTGGCGACGGAAACCTTCAGATGAGCCCTAACTGCTATCAGGGCATGACGGTGAGGGTTACGCGAGGGACTGGCGCCGGGCAGGAGGCATCGATTGCAAGCAACGACGCGACGACGCTGACTGTTTCGAGCGTGTGGGTGGTGCCTCCGGATGCCACGAGCTACTTCGTGGTGGCGGAGGCGGGCTGGCATTTTGGGACAATGACTAAGAGCAGCCCGGTGAGCTTGGCTGTCCCCAACCAAGGCGGCGAAACGGTTCAGGTGACTGGGCGGTCGGCGAACGCGGCCAACGTGGAGTGTCCGGCCCTGCTATCGACGGTGACGCGGTGGCAAATCGGAGGCAGCGGATTCAGCGACAGCGCCGCGCCGCCGACGCCGTTCTTTGGACTGGGCGCTGGAAAGAGCGGGGGGACGTTGGACCTGAGCGGAGTTTCCTTCAGTAGCCTAACCGACACTGAGACGATCTCAGCCGCGACACTGGCTGTCTATTACTGGGACGAACTGCAAGGCGCCACCAGCTTCGCGCTCGCCAGCGCTATAGGGGAGGGCGACACGACCTTGACACTGAATGCCGCAGGGCCGGCGCAGGCTGGCAGCGTTTTGCAGATCGACAGCGAGGTGCTCGAGGTAACCGCTGTAAGCGACGGGGGCGTGCAGTATACGGTCCAAAGGGGCGTGCACAGCAGTCCGGCGAGCGGGCACGCGGCGCAGGCAGCCGTTTATCATCTGGCAGGCCTAACAACGATCGCCGGGTTTCCACAAGGCTTTTTTGGCAGCCCCTATAGCGGCACCTGGAGCTTTCCGGTGCCGCTTCCGGATGTGCGGGTGGCGAGCGCGCAACTGTTCGTTACCAACCAAAAAGGAAACAGCCCGATGGCGAGCGCATGCCTGACGCACACGGTCGATAGCGGTCTGCGGACGCTCTCCGGCGGGCAGTATTGCATTCAGGTGGAGGGGTTCCTGTCGGTAGACCAGTCGGCTGCGCCGGCCCTGGTGGTGGACACGGCGCACTCAGTCGGTGACATCTACGCGGTGCTTGGCGCATCGGCGGACGCATCGGTGCAACTCCAACTCAACGTCAACGGGTCGTCTTACTGCCAGTTGGTGTTTCAGGCCAATGAGACTATCTCCAACGACGTCAGCGGGCAGGGCGCGCCGCCTTTAGCGGCGGGCGATCAGATCACGCTGGCCGTTCAATCCGTGGGGCGCACGTATCCAGGCGCGGACCTGACCGTAATCATTCGACTCTGATGGGAGACACGCTGTCCAAATTGCAGCCTGACCGGGACCTACAGTGTTACTTCTTCGAGCCATCGGCGATCGCGGCCTTAAGCGAGACCAGCCCGGCTGGATTCACGGTCTCCGGTTGCTGGCGGAGCCAGTTTGATTGGGCGGTGCTCGAATGGAACCGGGACAATGTCTTCGAATATCCCGGATTGCGCAACCTTCCCGACGGCGACCTGAGTGGGTTGCAGCTATCTTACCAGGAGGAGCGCACTAACTGTATCAGTTTTGATTCCACGTGGTATCCGACGGAACCCTGGCCATATCTCAGAATCTGGGCAGATACAGGCGGAGGGGAACAGATCTACGAAGTCCCGTTGTTGCAATACGCGACGCCTTTGTCGAACGCGATTGCCGCGAGCACGCAGTTCGAATTGCAGGGCGCGCCGACAACCGGTGACTATATCGAGCTGGCCTGGCTGGACCAACACTACAACTACCGGTTTGCGCCGGGGGATACGCTGAGCAGCGCGGCGGCTGCCCTAGCCGGAATTATCACCGCGAATCAGCAGGCCGGACTGGTTAGCGCAACGGCGGACGGCCCGACAATCAAGCTCACCTATCTGGGAGTGCCGGGGTCAAATGGAAACCGGATCGGCGTGTATGGAACCGTGTACGGCGCTGGAACAGAATCCTGGCAACCGCTTTCCGCGCTGTTCCAGGACGGTGTCTCGCCTACCGCCTGGCAAGTTAATCTGGACTTCGCGAATCTGACCGATCTGAATGGCGTCTCGATTCCCGCCACAAATGTGACGAACGTACGGAAGCTGCGATGGACTTGGGCGGCGGACATGCAGGCGGCAACGTTTCAACGGAGCGAGTTTTCGGTAGTCGTGTCGAAGTGGAACGTCACTGGGACCGGCGGGCAATATCAGGTTGCGGGGCCGGGCAGCCGGCGGATCGAGGACGATTCCACGACTCTTATTTATACTGGCACTTGGGTTTCGGAGATAGGAAACTACTCGGGTGGCTCCATACAATCGACGACGGCGCCTGGTTCTGCGGTCGAGTGCTCCTATGTTTCAGCGTTTGCCCACACCTTGTACCTGGGCACGCGGTCGCTAACGAGCGGGGGACAGGTGACGGTGCAAGTGGACGGCGGCACGCCGATCATAATCAACCTGGCACTTGCCGGTGAAGACGTGCTCATGCGAGTGTCGCTGGGGCAGCAAACCCCGTCCGTTGAACACAACGTCACCATTACCAACTCGGGAACGGCAGGCACTTCGGTATACTTCGACTTTCTTGAACTCGCCGTTCCAACAAGCCATCTGCCGACGTTTATCGCGATGCCCAAAACAGCGGCGGCGACGGACTGGGATACAAACCACTCGCTGGCGCTCGCCCCCGAGCGAACGGCGTGGTTGGCCGACACCTTGGGGTTGCGGGGCCGATTGAATCACTATGCCGGAGCGCTGCTGTTCTATGAGCTGGTTTGTCAGGGCAATCAGTACGCATCCGCGACGATCGGTTTCACCGGACAGCCTTACTTCGGCCCTGGCGGGCAGACCGAAATCGAGTTGGACGGAACGCCGCTGCAGCACTGGAATCTGATTGGCGATACGGGCGAAAGCATTGCCACCTGCTTCGAGCTTTTAATCAACGCAGGTTCGACCGAGGTGTGGGCCCAAGCCAACGGAGCCAGCCTTACGATCACTTCGCGGCTTCCGGGCTCAGCGGGCAATGGCATTAGTTTGGGCGTCAATACCAACAGCACGCAGTTCACCGCGACCCTGGCGACAAACTGGCTTTCAGGCGGCCAGGACGGAACATGGCTAACTGATCTAACCGTTGTGCCGCGAATGAATCGCGCGGCCCGGGACTGGAGCCTCAGTTATTTCAAGGCCCTGAGCAGTTATGGCATCGATGTCACCGCATCGTTCAGCATGGAGCTCGGCAACGGTGACCCGAGCACAGGCGCGGGAATTGCCCAACGCTATCCGGATGGGACTGCGTGCACGGTGAGCACGCCGGCTATACAGACCAACTTCGGGCCAGAGAGCACGGCATTCTGGCAGCAGGCGTATCTCGACATGGCGCAGATCATGCTAGACGCCGGCATTGCTCCGTATCTTCAATTCGGCGAAGTACAGTGGTGGTACACGGCAGCGCACGGTGGCATGCCATTTTATGATGCCTACACGACTTCCGCTTTTCAGGCAGCCTACGGGCAGCCGATGGGAGTTATTCCCAGCCAAAATGCCGACCCGGCTTCCTATCCAAACGAGTGTGTTTTTCTGCCCGGTCTGATTGGCGAATTCACGCAGGCTATTATGACGTTTGTCCGCCAATCGGCGCCAAGCACGAAGTTCGAGGTGCTGTACCCGCCAGATGTCAATAACACACCACTAAACAAACTGATCAACTACCCCACATCGTACTGGACGCCGGCTAACCTGGCTTGTCTCAAGACCGAGAATTTCACTTACACTGGCGACCGCAATCTGGATCTGGCACGCCAGTCGATCCAGTTGCCGCGACAGCTCGGCTTCCCGCCGTCGCAGAGCAGCCATCTGGTGGGTATCAGCGATTACACAACGCCGTGGCTCAAGGAATGGAGTCTGGCGGTAGCGGCGGGAATGGAATCGGTAGTGCTGTTTGCACTCGATCAGTTGTGCCTCATCGGTTACTCCCTGCCACTTAACGTGAGAATCGTCCGAGCGAGGTTCATGGGCCGGTAGATATATGTGGTGGCTGTGAACGGCTACCGCTGATTGGCTTTCAGAATCTTCTTGCGCAAGCGAATGGATGCCGGCGTCACCTCGACTAACTCGTCGTCGCGGATGAATTCGATGGCCTGCTCCAGGTTCAGGATGCGTGGCGGCACCAGGCGGATGGCCTCATCGGCGGTGGAGGCGCGCATGTTGGTCAGCTTTTTCTCCTTGACGATGTTGACGTCCAAATCCTTCTCGCGCGCGTTTTCGCCGATCACCATGCCCTCGTAAACCTCCGCACCGGGGGCGATGAAAATTTCGCCTCGCTCCTGCAAATTGAAAATGGCGTGGCCGGTGGTTCGGCCGGCCCGGTCCGCCACCAGCGACCCGGTGGGCCGCGTCGGAATATCGCCCTGCCACTCGATGTAACCGTGGAAGAGCGAATTCATGATGGCGGTGCCGCGGGTGTCGGTGAGAATCTCGCTGCGCAGACCGATGAGACCGCGCGAAGGAATGAGAAACTCCAGACGCACGCGGCCCGAGCCGTGGTTCACCATTTTGTTCATCTTGCCCTTGCGCGCGCCCAGCTTTTCAATCACCACGCCGAGGAAATTCTCCGGACAATCGATGACCAGCAATTCGACCGGCTCTTCGATTTTGCCGTGGACTTTGCGGGTGAGGATTTCAGGCTTGCCGACAGCCAGCTCAAAACCTTCGCGCCGCATCATCTCGACCAGGATGGCCAGTTGCAACTCGCCGCGGCCCATCACTTTGAACGTGTCGTGTCCCAGTTCCTCGACGCGGATGGAAACGTTGGTGAGCAGCTCTTTGTCGAGCCGCTCGCGCAGGTTGCGTGAGGTCACCCATTGTCCCTCGCGGCCGGCGAAGGGCGAGGTATTGATGGTGAACGCCATGGCGATGGTCGGCTCGTCGATCGCGACATGCGGCAGCGGCATGGGGGTCTCGACGCTGGTAACGGTTTCGCCGATGGTGATGCCTTCCACCCCCGCGATGGCGAGGATGTCGCCCGGCCGGCCCACCGTTTCGTCCACCCGCTTCAGCCCCTCGAATGAGTAGAGCTTGGTGATCCTGGTGGTCTGGAGCGACCCATCGCGCTTGGCAACAGCCACCGTGTCTCCGTAATTCAGCGTGCCGTGGAAAACGCGTCCGATCGCCAGCCGGCCCAGGTAGTCGCTGTAATCCAAATTGGCGACCAGCATTTGCAGCACCTCATCCGGTTCGCCCACCGGCGGTGGGATGTGGGCCAGGATGGCGTCGAACAAAGGGCGCAGGTCGGTGGATGGGTCGTCAAGCGATTCTTTGGCCACGCCGGTCTTCGAGATGGCGTAGAGCACCTTGAAATCGAGCTGGTCCTCGGTCGCATCAAGGTCGATGAATAGGTCGTAGATCTCGTTGAGCACGTCCTGACAGCGCGCGTCGGGGCGGTCGATTTTGTTGATCACCACGATCGGCGGCAGATGGGCTTCTAGCGCCTTGGAAAGCACGTAGCGCGTCTGCGGCAGCGGCCCTTCGCTCGCGTCCACCAGCAGCATCACGCCGTCGACGATCTTGAGCGCGCGCTCCACTTCACCGCCGAAATCGCTATGGCCGGGCGTATCGACGAT